TCCAACGGCAACAATCCTCTCTTCCGCATCGTCCTCGCCGGGTTTGATGGCGAGCACGGCAGCGCGCTGGTCGATGCGGGCTGGACTGAGCACGAGTGGTTCACAGCCGGGTTCCTGAGCGGCGGCATGGGTAACGTCGGCAAGAACGGCAAGACACACCAGATGCATCGCGAGCGGGTCTGGTCGTCGCCGCACTGCCTGCCGCTGACATCGCAGACTCCGATCAGTCATCAGATCACGATGTTCACGGAGGACGACTCATGACCGTTCGCTTTCGATCCGACATCCGCCAGTGGACTGACGGGGCGGCGCTCGCCGCCCACCTCTGGCGCCACGACGCCGCCCTGGGCGCGTGGTGGCGGGCGCTGGTGCTGCACCACACCGTCGCCCCGACGCTCGCCCAGTGGCGCGGCAGGCGCTCGATGGACGCCCTGCAGCGCTACTACACCGGGCTCGGCTGGGACTCGGGGCCGCACCTGTTCATCGCCGTGGGCTCGCCGCGCGTCGAGGACGATGGCATCTGGCAGCTCACCGCGCTGTCCGAGCGCGGCATCCACGCCAACCGCTGCAACCCGTACAGCGTCGGCATCGAGGTTGTGGGCTGGTACGATCGTGCGCCGTGGTCGGTGCCGATGCGCCGGATGGTGTATGATGTCCTTGTCCAGCTGCAGCGCTGGCAGCGACGGCCGATCACCATCATCGGCCACCGCGACTGTGGCTCGCCGAAGACCTGCCCGGGGCGCGCCATCGACCTTGATGTGGTGCGGGCAGATGTGGCGAGGCTGCTGTGACACAGGACAACGTGAACGCGATTCTGGTGACCCTGGCGCGCATCGAGGAGCGGCTTATCACGATGCAGAAGCGCCTCGACCAGGGCGATGCCGCGTTCGTCGAGATCGAGGATCGCCTCAGTGATCTCGAGCTGCGCATGGCCAAGATGGGCGCGGTCGCGGCGCTGATCGCCGTGATCATGCCGATCGTCCTGACGGCGCTGCTGCGCTGGCTGATCCCGTAGGAGGACGTCATGGAGAGCGTGATCGCCGCCAGCAGCGCGGCGCTGGTCACCGGGTATCTCGTCGAGCTCGCGAAGCTGGCCATCCCTGACATCGAACCGTGGCTGGTGGTGCTGGTGTCGCTGACTGCCGGTATCCTGTCGGCGTTCCTGATCGCGACGGCAAGCGGCGCGCCGCTCGACGCCGCCGGGATCGCCACGCGCATCCTCGAGGGCATCGCCGCAGCGGCCGCGGCGGCGGGCCTGACGCGCACCATGCAGCGCGCCGATCTGGCGCGCATCGACGCGACGCATCGCGCAGATCCGTGAGACCGTGCTCAACCAAGACCGCCCCGATCTCATGGCCGGGGATATCGTGAGGACACGGCGCGGGCGTGCTCATCACTGCGCGCGTGGCATGGGATCAGGAACGCGAGGACATCATGGCTCGACCACAAAAGCCCCGCAAACTGGACGAGGAGCAGGTGCAGCAGCTGGCATCGCTCGGCCACAGCGATAGCATCATCGCGGTGCTGGCCGGCGTGTCCGAGAGCACACTGAAGCGCCGTTTTGACCCTTACTTAAAGCAAGGCCGCGCCGAGCTGCACCAGCAGATCCGCACGCTGCAGCTGCAGCGCGCCCGCGACGGCAGCGACACGATGCTGATCTGGCTGGGCAAGTGCGTGCTCGGCCAGCGCGAGCACATCGAGCAGACGGTACACAGCGAGACGAAGATTGTCATCGACATCGGCGACGACACACCGTGAGGTGGTGCTGCGGCACAGCAGCGCCACCGGCCCGCAGCGGACGTTCTGGCGATCACCGGCGCGGTACCGCGCGTTCGTCGGCGGCGTGGGCAGCGGCAAGTCCCGCGCCGGCGCCGTCGAGGCGCTGCGCCAGCCGCCCGGCGTGGGCATGGTGCTGGCGCCGACCTACCCGATGCTGCGCGACGCGACGCTGCGCAGCGTCGCCGACCTGGCGCAGCGCGGGAACATCGTCAAGTCGTGGCATCGCACCGAGATGCGCATGGAGCTCATCAACGGGCTCACCATCCTGTTCCGCAGCGCCGATGATCCCGACCGACTGCGCGGCCCCAACCTGTCGTGGTTCTGGCTCGACGAGGCGGCGATGATGCCGCACGACGTGTGGCTGATCATGCTGGGCCGACTGCGCGTCGCCCCCGGCCGTGCGTGGATCACCACGACGCCGCGCGGACGTAACTGGGTGTGGCAGACGTGGCAGGCGGCGGGCCCGGACTACGCGCTGATCCGCAGCAGCTCGCGCGATAACCCCTACCTGCCGTCGGACTTCGTGGCCACGCTCGAGGCGTCGTACACCAGCACCTTCGCGGCGCAGGAGATCGGCGGGGAGTTCGTCGAGCCCGACGGCGCGATGTTCCGTCGGGCGTGGTTCCGCGTGGTCGACGCCGCGCCGCCGGGGCTGCGCTGGGTGCGGTACTGGGACCTCGCCGCGTCGACGAAGAGCAGCGCCGACTACACCGCCAGCGCTGCGGTGGCGATGGCCGACGACGGCACGCTGTACGTGCGCGACATGGTGCGGGGCCGCTGGGAGTGGCCCGACGCGCGCGGCGTGATGGTGCAGACCATGCTGCGCGAGCCGCAGACGATCCACGCCGTCGAGCAGGCCATGCACGGCCTGGCCGCGCTGCAGGAGCTGCGCCGCGATCGCGAGCTCGCGGGCGTCACGCTGCGCGGCGTCGCGCCTCGCGGCGACAAGATCCAGCGCGCGATGCCGTGGGCGGCGCGGGCCGAGGCCGGCAAGGTCGCGCTCGTCGCCGGGCCGTGGGTGCGGGAGTTCATCGACGAGGCCACAGCGTTCCCAGCTGGGCCACACGACGACCAGGTCGATAGCGTGAGTGGCGCAATCCCGCTGCTGCGGGCGGCGACCTATCAGGGGGTACGGTGATCACGCTGCACCACGGCGACTGCCGCGACATCATGGCGACGATGGACGCATCGAGCGTCGACGCCATCGTCACCGACCCGCCGTATGGCCTCGCGTTCATGGGCAAGGACTGGGACCACGGCGTGCCCGGCGTCGAGTTCTGGGCCGAAGCTCTCCGCGTGGCGAAGCCCGGTGCTCACCTGCTCGCCTTCGGCGGCACGCGGACGTTCCACCGGCTCGCGTGTGCCATCGAGGACGCGGGCTGGGAGATCCGCGACACCATCATGTGGGTCTACGGCAGCGGGTTCCCGAAGTCGCACGACGTGAGCAAGGCGATTGACAAGCGCGGCGGAGTTCACGCCGGGTTCGTCGAGTTCCGCGACGCGGTGAAAGAAAACATGAAGCGCAACGGTGTCAGCAGGGCACAACTACAAGATGCGCTTGGCAACTTCATGTTGAGTCATTACCTCACCGCAGGTTCACAACCGGCTGTGCCGAATCTGCGCGACTACCGCATCATTCGTGACACAGTGGGATTGGGTGATGAGTGGGATCATCTATTTGACGACGAGGCCGCCCGTGAAGTCGTCGGCACTGCCAAAACCACCACGCTGGCTGTAGCACCGGGACAAGGCACCGAAAGGCCACAGACAGAACTCAACATCACTGCCCCCGCCACCGACGCCGCCCGCCAGTGGTCCGGCTGGGGCACGGCGTTAAAGCCCGCCTGGGAGCCCATCATCGTTGCCCGCAAGCCGCTCTGCGGCACCGTCGCGGAGACCGTGCTGCGACACGGCACGGGTGCGCTGAACATCGACGGCTGCAGGGCAGGCGCACGCTGGCCCGCCAACGTTGCTCACGATGGGATCATGCACGAGCATGGTCGATACTTCTACTGCGCGAAGACAAGCAAGGCTGACCGCAACGACGGGTGCGACGACATGGCGCTTTGCAACCACCACCCCACCGTGAAGCCCACCGAGCTGATGCGCTACCTGGTGCGGCTGGTCACACCGCCCGGCGGCGTCGTCCTTGACCCCTTCTGCGGCTCGGGCAGCACGGGGCGCGGCGCAATCCTCGAGCAGGCCGCGTTCATCGGCATCGAGCTGGACGCCGATTACCTTGAGATCGCCCGCCGACGAATCAATGCGTGCCTGACTCCGATGGAGGTACTACTATGATGTCGAGAGTTCGCCACGGTCTGGCGCGGTGGCTGCTGCGCGCTGGCGGCCTGAGCATCGTCCCGCGCTGGCTGGACAGCACGGTGCTGGAGCCGACGTGGCGCGCGCTGTCGCGCGACGGCTACCGGCGCAACGCCGCGGTGTTCTCGTGCGTCTCGACGCTCGCCTTCGATCTCGTCGAGCCAGCGCTGCGCTGCTACAACGCGCAGGGCGAGGAGATGGGCGCATCGCCGCTGGCGCGACTGCTGGCGCGACCGAACGCGATGCACTCGCAGCGCGAGTTCTGGACGCTGCTGGCGGTGTACGCTGCGGTCGGCGGCAGCGCCTACATCCACGTCGTGCGCGATCGGCGCGGCACGCCGGTCGAGCTGTGGCCGTACCACGCCGGGCAGATGGTGCCGGTGCCCGCCAGTGACCCCAATGCGCGCATGTGGATCGCGCGCTACGACTACGTCAACGCGGACGGCACGGAGCTGCCGGTGCCGGTCGAGGACGTCATCCAGATCCGCTGGCCGTCGGTCGACCTCGAGCAGCCGTGGGTCGCGCTGCCGCCGCTCGTCGCCGTCGCCGCGGAGGTCGACGCCACCAACGAGGCGATGCGCTACGTCCGGGCGCTGCTGAAGAACGACGCGATGCCGCGCGTGGTGCTGACCACGCCGGTCGGCACGATCCTCGACGACACGGCCGTGAACCGCATGAAGGGCCAGTGGGGCGAGCGCTACGGCGGCGACCAGCGCGGCGGCGTCGCGGTGCTCGAGGAGGGCGTGACGGTGTCGCGCATCGGCATGTCGATGGCCGAGCTGGCGTTCGACGCGCTGATGCGCGTGCCCGAGGCGCACATCGCCGCGGCGTTCCGCGTGCCGGCGATCGTCGCCGGGCTCGGCATCGGCCTCGACCGCTCGACGTACAGCAACTACGCCGAGGCGCGCATCAGCTACACGCAGCAGACGCTGGTGCCGCTGTGGCGCATGTGGGAAGGCGAGATCCAGGCGGCGCTGGGCGACCTCTTCGGCGTCGTGGTGCGCTACGACCTGTCGACGGTCGCCGCGCTGCAGGAGGACCAAGCGGCGCGCGTCGAGCGCACCATCAACGCGTGGAACGCGGGCATCATGACGCGCAACGAGGCGCGCAAGGCGCTGGCGCTGCCGATCGATGATGCCGGCGACGTGTATGCGCTGCCGACGAGCGTGCAGCTGCTCGACGCGCAGCACAGCCCGGTCATCGGCATGCCGACGCTGGCGCCGACGCCCGCCGCGGCACCGGCGGACGACACGCCAGTCGAGACGCGCGCGCTGAAGGCGCCGGCGCGCTCGCCGCATCCGGTGGCCGACTACGTGCCACCGCCGATCGACGACGTGGCCGAGTCGATGTTCCGGCGGCTGCGCCGCTACGTCAACGATCAGTACCGCACGGCAGCGCAGGAGATCGACGCGATCGCCGAGCGCCGCGCTGCCGAGGAGCAGGCGCGCAACGTATGAGCGACGACTACACGCCACCGACGCCGACGCAGGTCGAGACCGTGGTCGGCGCGCTCGACGACGGCACCGAGATCGCGACGATCATGCGGGCGTTCTACCCGCTGCTGCTCGAGCGCGCCTGGGAGCGCGCCGGGGAGCAGGTGCAGCTGGGCACGGCGTTCGACCTGCGCAACCCGCGCGTGCAGGAGACGATCGCCGGACTGGCGCAGAAGGTGCGCCGCGTGGCCGACACGACGCGCGACGACGTGCGGCGCGTGATGGCGCTCGTCGATGCCGAGGGCATCAGCT